GCTTTTTCTGCAGCAGATATTAATCCTTTTACTACTCAGAGTTTCGTCATCGATCTTAGTAGTGGAAATGATAATGGTAATACATGCCAGATATGGACATATGATGGTCTTTATAAAAAATACCTTGTACAGAGAGGAGTAAACCAGACGATCTACCCAGATGTAGTATTTGATACATTAAATGGTAATCTAGATAAGAGAGCTGTCTTTGACATAGTTTTAGACGGTAATACAGCTATGATCTCTTTTTATGGTGATACCAATGTTAGTACCAACACAGCAGTTAAAGAAACTCAGTATATTGTGGGGGCAACGTCATCGAAACTGACAGCCATATCCGGGTTCGATGCTGCTGCTCTTTCAGGATCATCATTCTCTATTCAAAATTATAACACTATTGATACTAGCTATAGTGATTATAGCAACACATTTGTATATTACACATCAGGTACCGCTATCGATTCATCAGTCTCGTTACCTGATCAGTCATATAATTTCTTACTATATAATAACTATGAGGAAAATTACCTATCAGGTAACAATATATATGGTCAACTAAGTTACTTTAATCTCAAAAATCAGATATCAAATAACAATCACGTCAATAAAAGATTACCATTTGCTTTGCCTCAACAGCATCGATACTATACAAGTATATTGAATAACGAAACATCAGAAGTATCTGACGAGAATTTAAAACTTGGATATAATTTTTATACAACGGAATTTAAATTCGATCCGGATAAATATACCAAATTTGTAATACCTGATAATATAACTCCTTTTAAAAGTATTAATATAAATGACGCTAATTTTCAAGCTGCTGGAGCTTACGCTGCTGGCTCACCATACTATAGCGATCGTATATATAAATTGCAAGATGAGTCAAACTTAAATACCCGAAATGAAGAGAATGGTACCTTTTTATGTAGCTGGTTATATGATGATAACGATAAAGGTATATGGTACGATCGTTATTACTTACCTAAATTTAGTACACCGTTAGTAGCGTTGAGCGGTACAGCTAATCCGTACACTACTCAAATAGAAAATATATCTAGCTCGTACGGTCTCGGTAATAATAATATGTATTATTATGATATCGTAAGTACAATGTCAATAGAACCAAACAACGCATATTATTACGCGCGCATTGGTAAGAATTATGTTTCAAAAACCTTAATGGGTTTAACGGATAAGGTTATTAAGAGCAACTTTAATATAAACAGTACTAAAACAGAAAGCATTATTACCAATCAGAATACGATATTTTTTGATGGTACCGTATACGATGAGTTTACATTCCCCTCACTTTTGGATGCAGATCAAGGTGCATTGTCTATGTCATTTTGCCTAAATACACCTAGTATACAGGCAACTAAAGCTCATCAATTAATTGGAAATTTATATAATACAGGTATATCAATTATAAAAAACTTTTACTTTACACCATTTGTAATACTAGCTAACGGTAATGCATTAAAATATTATGATAATGATTTTAATTTGGTAAGAACAACTGCATTTAATTCAATTTCTGCAATTAATGATGTATGTTATATGACGCAGAGCGGGGACATGGTATTGATTTGTGAAAGTAGCAACGGTGCTAAAATCTTAAGGGTTAATTATAATGGCGATATAATAAGAGAATCGTCACATTCATTAGCTGTTCAACTAGCTACTAGTGGTTATACATCAAGAGTGTTTTACGGGGTTGGTTCAAGAGCAATGTTCTTCAGCCCAACTGCTACATTTAACTTAGATTTACAGACTCTCTCGATAGATCTACTCCCTCCTAGTACTGGGGAATCAGGTGTATTATCAGCTGTAGGTACACCTATAGGCGCTATTTCAGGTACAAAAGGCGTTAATATTGATGGTATATACGCTGCTTCGTTAAGCGCAGCTACCGGGCAAGGAGCCGCTAACGGATCATCTGTCTTATTTACAGAATATAATACCGGTGAGCAGTTTAATGCAATTAATTCTGTAAATAGTCGTATATGGGATATAAACGCGTTTGATGATAAGTTGTATGTCCAATCTGATAAGCTATATGTTTTTAATACCGAGAGGGAGCTATTATCTACCATAAATTTATCAACCTCTGCCGTCTCCGGTTATAAAATTGATTTTATATCAGAAGATTATACTGTTAACCCAGTAGTATTTTCATTAGATGCTAATTCTAATTTAATAGTAGATAAAATTATAACTACAGAAAATAATACTGTATCAACCTATTCGTTAGGTATATCATCAACTGATATCGGATGGGCACATGAACAGGCTCCAGGTCGTTTTACGAGTCCTACAAATTTACATAGTTTGGAAGATACATTTAAAACGTATGAAGATAAATTTTGTTTTGTAAGTAGATTTGATAATGAAAAGGCTGCACAAGATGAAAAGAACCCATGGGATACTTTCAATCAACCGTGGTCTGGTTTTGAATCCGGTAACTGGAATGTTAATTATATAGGTACAGGCGCTACCTTAGTAGATAATAGTAGTGTACATATTATTGAAGGTATACGCGACGGTCATAATTGTATTAGTCTAGATTTAGATTTAGTAACAGGTATGGTTAGGGTGTTTATCGACGGAACTGAAACAACAGCATTTACGATAAATGCTGGTATAAAACCTCTAAAAAATTATCTATATAATAATTTCTATATCGGTGCCCCTAACTTTAGTACTGGTTCGATACTAGATTATAAGCCCAATAGCGTTAGTTTAGCAAGAAACGCTATCTTAGGTAATATAAATGTTTTTGATACCACTTTGGATATTGATATTTTGAAGTATCTATATCTTAACTGCACTGATCATATTGATAGTGTTAATTTTGATATTACGACATCAGCGCGCAATAACACCGAAACTATTAATAGCCTTTATACATATAAAATTCCAGGTAATTTAAGCAATAAAATAAAGCTATTAATTAAAAATGGTAATCTTAATTTAAAAGAACAGGCTGTTATAACAGACGCTTTACAGAAAAGAATATCGAGATTCTTACCAGCTACAGTTAATATATCTGATGTTGAATTTGATTATAGTATAGGTAATGAGCAACAGACAGGTGGTAATGTATTGCCGCAACTTCAACCTTCACTGCCCGGTAGTAATAATAACCCAAGCAATGTATTTGATCCTGGTGAAGGCGGGGCAATTGAAGTTACAACAAAATTACAACCGGTATTATTTGATAGCTTTGGCGAACAGGCTTTTATAACGGTTGTTTAGATATATACAATCTCTTAATATTACCTTATTTTTAGAAGATTATATAAAGAGTATCATCATGAACTGTGTCATAGCCCTGTGTCGCGTTGTTGGTCCATCCATATTGAGATCGAGTTGGATCCCCTATATTAGATAAAGCATCATACGCAGCCTGTGTCAGCAATTGCGGCGGATCCTGTCTATCAGTTGCGACTATCTTTTCTACTCCGCCGCCATTTTTTACCGCTTGATATACTCTATCAACATCAACGGAATTATCAATTAAATCGACGCCGTTCAATTCTTGAATTGCTGGTGGTGACCACGATATGCTTGCATCGATTTGACCGATATTAGAAGTGTTTGCTACTACAGATACTGTGGCTTCCATCTTCCACAATGGTAAATTAGCTTTACTACTATTGTTAACTCTCAATACATCCCATGTATTTGAGTTATTCCAGTTATGACCGGGAGCGTATTTATATTCATATCCGTATGAATCTTTAGGATCATTCGGAACGGTTGAGCTTTCACGATCAATACCGGCATTTTTTATAGTACTAGACCAGCCGCTCGGTGGTAATAATCTTCTATTCCAAAAATCGTAAGCTCCTCTATTATTGCCCGAGGCAGATGGAGTTCCTGGTTTAACCTCTGACCTCTTATATACCGCTATTTCGAGTGTTCTAAACCCAGTTTCGCCATCCTCACCGGATATCTGAATCGGTGGGCCCCATGCACCACTAGTATTATTTTGAGCTATCTTTTGCGACATCCAATTATACCGTGTATTACCACTAGGTGTTGTGGTCCACACGCCACTTACATTCCCATTGCTACTATTTGCCGGTTTAGTTGGTTTATCTGTAGTAAGCTTAGAGCTATAGGTTATAAATACACTATTACCATTCGGTCCTCGGACTGTCGAATCAGCTCCAGGAGATCCATCAGTAGTCAATACCGCCCATCCTGTATTCTTATAAACTAGAATTGCCGGTGCACTATTATCACGTGGATCTCCCTGTTCACTATTATTACTACCTGTTACTCGATATACATCACCTACTTGTGGATTCGAGACGTCGGTTATACGATTTACAATACCTTTAAACTCGAATGATAATCCATCTTGACCGTTCGTACCATTCGCACCGTCAATTGTTAGCTGTTGAAAATTAGAATTACTATTCTTATCGGTTAAATTCTGACCGCCTATGTATAGATATGAAACATTTCTCCCAGATACTGTCTCTATGTGATACGAATTATACGGTGGTATACCATCATAATTGCTATTAATGTGGTTTTTGTAAGCAGTCCGGGTCGCGAAAGAACCTATAAAAATTAACGATGTACCGTCTGTGACTAACTTGTCCGGAACCTGCCATTCACTCCATGGTATATTATCAGTCGTACCGGTGCTAGATGCGACCGCTCGTGAAACCCATAGTGTCGATCCTCCTGTCTCTGGTATATTTCGAGACCATCCATTCATATTAACATTCTTATTATCTATATTACCGTTAGAGAAGTTATATGTGAAAGTAGGTTTATTACTCGGGTTTGGATTCCCGTTAACTTTAAATCCTAAATTATTATTAGTTACACCACCAGTTGGCACGTTTCCTGATGTTCTTTTATATAGGCGAACTGTTGCAGAGTTGAGACCTACACCATCTTTTGTTAGTAAAACTGGCTCCGTCCATTGCGAGCTGTTTATAGTAATATAATTAGTAGATGTATTAGATGATGTTACAGGTACTACTGTTACCCATAGGAATTGACCGTTACTTTCATCAGGTATACTTTCCGACCAAACAACTCCATATGTACTAGTAAGATTAGAACGAAATCCGGATTTAACATCGCCAATCGATTCACTCACCCCGGTACCATCGACTGTGACCTGTACCTGTTTAGGTTTATTTCCGCTTACCCAGTTCGTTTTTAAATCTGGCGCACTCGTCGAGGTACGTGTATATAAGAATTTTTGAAAATATGTATTACCTACACTACCGTCGATACCATCTTGCGCTAATATTCTAGGAGATGACCACTCAGACGATGGTATATCGTCTTTATATACCCCATCGCCGATATTTAACTTAGCATCAGCTGTAGCTTGTATACGCCATAGATATTTACCACCACTGCTAGGTACATCTACCGTCCAGCTATTTAGTGCGCCTGTAAATGAGCTCGTGTTAAAGTTATATACAAGATTACTTGTTGGTTTTCCAGGAGCTGTAGCACCACTTCTCTTGTGCAAGAATACAGTTTCTCTTATAATAGTCGGTGTATACCCGAAAACTACATCTGCTTCTAACGGGTCATCTTGCGAAGTATGAAACCCGGGTAGGTCTTTAATTTGGTTAATATCATCAGAATGATCAATAACTTCAACTCTAACACCAGTCCAAACACCAGCCGTATCTACCTGCTCTGTACGTTTAAATATAATCCAACTCGAACCGTATTTCCATAATAATTCACTCGCTGTATCAAAACCTTTCCAGAAATCTGTATAATCAACATTATCGGTCCCTCTTATATTAAATAATATCTGTTTAATATCAGTTATAGGAGCAGTCGACGTCGTTACCCCCGGGCCCCACCCGTTATTATAATCGCCGCTTTCGCCGCCCGACTGTCTAAATGAGTAGTATGCATTAGTAGGTGACTGACTATTATTAGATGTACTGTAATTACTATCAAAATACTTGTAATTAGCAAGTCTTGAGACTACCGGAGCTGTTCTACCTGCACCTACAGACCATGCTTTTGCATCAGACCAGTCAGATACATTTATCGTACCACTTGTTCTATCTGCGCTGTATGTCGCTAATGTAGTAGATCTGTATATCTTAGTACCAGATGTCGCGTCAGGCGCAGCTACACTCCACCCACTCGGTATATTAGATAAACTACCATCAGCAATATTATATGAAGCAATTCCAGTTGGCGATGATGGAGCTGATTGTGTGAGAGGAACACTTCGGAATATCTCAACAATACGAGAGGTCAAACCATGCTCACCTGCATCCCCTTTTTCACCGATAACAGTTGTTATGACTGGCTTGACCCATAATCTCTTAGTACCTAGACCGGACCAATTTAAAATAGTTAAACTTACATATCTGGAACCTGACTGAGGAGTATATTCAATAGTTCTCGTTGTATACTCACCTGGTACGGGGCCGTTTTCAAGATCACTACCAGATGGGGTGATCTTTATATACGATGCATCGTTACCATTTGAGAGATGTTGGCGGTTATACTGCTGTATGAGAGATGAATTATGATCATCGCCGCCAGATCTGTGCCCGACTCTATCCTTCCCCTCAGCGAGATCAGTTGTTGCTTCGTATAGTCGTATATAAATCCCTGTTGAAGCAGGTGTATCAGGAGTCTTATATGTGATATTAAATCTAAGCTTACGACCATCACTAACATCAAAAGCCGGATACACCATGCCTACAGTCGTATCAGTCTCTCCCTTTAACTGCAAGACATTTTCATCCTCAAGGTATGTAATAGAAGACGGTCCTTCAAAATTACCGTAACCGTATACCGCTTCGCATCCATTAGGTCGACCGGCTGATCCATCTTTACCTACAATTTTTACCCAAGTATAATCGTCGTGATCAGTAGAATCAAGTTCAGTACTATCCGTATACGTACCTAAAAACGATCGATCTCCTGGCGTATTATCTGTAGTAAAGTTAGTACCAAATTCGTCATCTGCATATGCAATATGTAGGTAAGAGCTACTACCATCAGCCCCGGGTTCCCCTTTTAAGCCCGACGGGCCTTGTATTGTACCGGCGTCTACGAACTCAGTTCCATTGTATACATATAGGTCACCGGATATCAGATATGAATCGCCTTGTGAATTATTTGATGAAGGTAGATTATCTACCGAATCCAGACTATCTTTAATGTTAATGGATGTACCATCCTGACCAAGCATCTTTATAAATACTAACCCCTCAATAACATTATCAGTTAGGCTGCTAATATCGGCAATAGGGTAATTATAGAATGATATAAACGCAAAATCGGAATTAGTTTGTGTTAACGAACACTGCGCTACTGTAGTTGGATTTTCAACTGTTGAATAAATCGGTGTGACGGCACCGTCTTGTGATGTTGCTCTCGGTAAAGACCAGTCATCGCTTAATATTATATCAGAGCTTGAATCTTGTGTACTAATTGCTGTCGCAAATGTTTGCCATAATACTCTATCTGTAGTATCTTTACTAGGTAGTTCATAGGACCAGCCGTTTATCGTTCCTTCGTTGCCATTTGATAGATAAGTACCAAAGGTCCAGTTATCAGATACAAAATCATACGTACCACTTAATGTAGGTAAATCTAACTCTCCTGCAACAGGAGTAAGATCGGTTCTCTTGAAAAGAGTAAGTGGTCTACCTATACCACCGGACGCGCCTCGTAATCCTCGCTCACCGACAATACCCCATTTAGCAGGCGCGCTCCATTCGTTTGCTGCTATGGTATCGATGTCATTTATATTTGACACGCTACCACTGGCGGTTGCATGTACAATATATACTTGCTGATCGCCATCGGGTATCACGTCACTCCAACCATTTAGCAATCCCCCGGTAATTTGACCAGCTGTCTCACCAGATAGATTAACTGTACAGGTACCAGGATTTGTATTAGGTACCACGCTCGACCTTATATACGCCTGTACTATATGAGATACAGTTGTCTCAGTTAAATCAAACGGGTTTTGAGAAAATATAATAGGTGATGTCCACTCCGTATCGGGTATAACATCGTAATTATCTCTCGACGATGCAGTTGCATTAATCTGCCAGAGATAATGATTTGAACCGTCATATGACGGTGCAGTAAGTGACCATCCTTGCTTATCTGCACTTTCTATCTCGATTAACTCTCCTCTCTTATTTGAACCTTCATCACCAAGGTAGTATCTAAATGAACCAGTAGGTTTTGATGGTGATGGTGTACTTGATGATGATGTTCTCTTATATAGACTTACTATTGAAGTTGCTAGACCAGTTAACCCCTGCCCACCAGGCTTGCGGAACGGAGCCGTTTCACCCCATTCATGACTAGCAATTATATCTATATAGTTATTATCAGTTTCATCTGAATCAGAAGCTAAAGCCTGTATACTATATATCCAGTCATTATCCGGCATCTCCGTTCTCCAGCCAGTATCAACGTTATTATTACCGTTCTTCGTTAAGATTTTATGATCTGATGTAACATCTATAGCCTCTCCATTTATTTCTGTTCTAAGTACATTACCGAAATTCGATGAATTCCTATCTAGATCAACAGCTATATTAACATCGGCTGGTATAGTCGGTATATTATTACCTGTTAATTGAGTATCCGAGCCGTAGTAAAGAGTTATACGTGTGTTTGTTACTCCATCAAACCCAGCGACACCATCATAAGCTAGTATAGCAGGTATCGACCATGGGTTATCAGAATCTGCCACATCTGTACCAGTGTTACCTCTTACGTTAAAGTTACGCTGACTAACATATATCTGACCTGCACCTGCAGGTATAGTAGAAGACCATGTTAATTCACTATTTGGATCTGACGGTAGACCTAAGCTATTTTCACCGAAATTATATGACCCACCGGTGGGTATATAGCCTTCGACTTGTATATCTTCACTACCGCTATATCGCGTATAAACTTGTGCGAGGTATGTAGATACCGCAACTTCACCGTCGTCAGGAGCTGGGACAGGATCACCCCATTGAATATCCGTATCATTTGGATATTGAGCAGTCTCTGGATTATAGACTGATTCTGCTACACCTACAGCTACATATAAGAAATCACGACCATAATCTGCATTACTATCCTCTAAAGTTGATTTATAAGGCTCACTCGACCAGCCTGTGCCTTGCAAGTTTAGTATTTTATCTTGAAAATTAAACTCAGCAGCAGTGAGAGACGTTACAAGCGGAGCATCACCGACGGAGCGAATATATGCTTTTACCTGAGCTACTGCATTGCCTTGATTACCGTCAATTGTAGCTTGAGAAACTTTTTTAGGCCATGTCCATTTTAAAGAGTCATCTCTAACCGGTTCATTGCCAATAAAATTACTACGCGCGGATGCGACTGTATGAGATACCCATAAATCTGATGAGCGCCCGGCAACTTTATAGTCGTCTGGTACTTCTTCAGTCCACCCTTCAAATTGTTCGCCCGGCCCATCTGGCAGTATAAACTTGTTTAATCTAAAATCATACTCACCGCCTTTAGTAGGGTCACCTTCACCGGGTCTAGGCATATAATTTAATCCTTCAGAAATATTATCAGTAAAACTTACAAGACCTACTTCATTTGTTCTCTTATAAATCGAACCAAAATATGTTGAAAACCCGTCTGCACCATCTGAAGCAAATCTCGTTGGAGGCGACGACCAGCGACCAGCTGTACCAATGCCTTCATCCCCTACAATCGAGAATTGATGATTACACATCCATAATTGAAGACTCTGATAAACAGCCTCTTCATCGTCAGTCGCTCCATTACCAAGTTTTGGTCCTAGATCACCACCTACATCTATAAACCAACCCTCCGGTGGTGTCAATTCATCATTTCCAAAATTGAACGTACCGCCTGTAGGGGTAGGTGGTACGGTAGCGCTTCTTGTAAATATAACAGCTTGGTATGTTGATTTACCTGGTGAACCAGGTAACCCCTGTATACCATCAGGCTCTGGATCTGACCACAATATATTGTTATCAATACCAGTTGTACCTATAATTTGAGCTACGCCGCTCGCTGAATATAGAACGTAATCTTCCTTCCCCGCTTCAACAGGAGGTACATTTTTATACCACCGCGGGTTTTGTGGAGGAGTAAATACTTTATTCGTAAAATCATAACTACCGTCATCGTTTTGACCGTACCCGGGTTTGAGAAGATCAACTGCACCGTTTGATATCGTCGTCGGGTCGATTCTCCTATATACAACTAATTGAGCTATTGTACCGCCCTCATAACCATCTTCACCTGGTTGGCCAGGTTCGCCTTTCGGTCCTCTAAAAGCTATAGATTCAACAGGTGCTGAGACGGATTTAAACACACCATTAACATCCTTATACACGTGTAATAAATCACCATCGTTCAACTCACTATCACGTGGGATTTCATTTATTCTAATACCGGTGTCTGCCATATATAATTATTTATATTACTGCATCGGTTTATACTTCGTAGTTATAGTATTAAATAATATTATCAAATGATTGAGCAAACTCTATTCAACTATACAACTGGTAATATACTCACCTTAAATGATGTACCATATACAGGTTATTATAATGTAACGAACGGAAACTTTTACAGCGGGCGACAGATTACATCTAACTCTAGCTTTCTTGATATATCAGATAACGCTCTCGGTAATTTTGTCAAAGAAAAACTATACTTTAATAGAATACCTATAGAGGAGTTGCTACTACCATATTCGGAATCAGATGTGAAGTTTGAACCAGGAGATTTTATAAATCAAAATAGTATAAACGAGAAGCTTAAAAAACTCAATAGCAATTATTTAGAGCTTTTTAATTTCTCCTCAACTCAGACGAATGACTTACCTGAAGGGTTTGTTGGATTTATTGGTACAAGTGCTCAGAATGATTATAGCTTTGGATTAAATGTTACTCCACCTACACGGGCTAATTACTCTTTAGATTGGACTGCTGATGGATTAAAGGACGTAATAAGAATTGAAGTGATACCTCAAAAATTAGGACCAGTAGAAACGACTCCAAGTAGCTTTCTATCAATTTACGCTACAGCTAGCGCCTTATATACATTTACATGCCCTAATGTAGATATCAATACAACCTTTACCTTTAGATCTTCCTCTGCCTTCGTAGATGGATTTAACACAAGACCTTATAATTCTATTGCTGATATAACCACAAACGGTAAGGACCTCTTATTTGTAAGCGATACTCACCATAACCAGATATATAGATTATATATCGATCCTCTTGTGAATGATTCAAGAATTACCGGTAATGATCTAGAATACCTAAATCAAGGAGGAGTTGAAATTAATACTACAGGCGCTGGTATATTATCTGGAGCTGATATAATAGAGTACGGCTTGGGAGAAGTATACACTTATAATAGAGGCACTAAAACTTTTGTAGTTCTTGGTGAAGATTTATCCTTTAAAAGGAGATTTACTAGTAAGGAAATTAAAGATGATGAACCGGTGAGTTTTGCAGTTAATACAGTTGATAAAAATCTTTATGTGCTTCTGAACAGTTATAAAATATTAAAGATACCTACGGATTTTAAGCAAGAGATCTCAACTACTACTCATGATAATACTTTCTTCCCTATCGAGGATCCGAAGAAGATATTCTTCTCGAAAAACAATAGTAATATATACTATATCATGACCACATATAATCTATATAAGTATTTTAATGTAGGTTCGAACGTGCCGATTGGTAAATTTAACTGGGCAAAAACTAATGTAACGTCACTAACATCAGACGGCTTATTAAGACCAGATGATATACTATCAGATGCAGCTATATTAGAGGAAAACAATAACTACGATTCGCTGTTTATTTTAGAGAAAAATGTACCGCAGCATGAATATACAGGTCTTATTTCTGCTACCGGGATTGATAAAATTTTAAGATGCAACGAAGCAAATGGTAGAATAAAACTGCTTGAGAATGAACTTTTTAGGTCATTTGATTTGAATGATATATTAGTTAACGATCAATATTTTAATAGTTTAACACTTAATAAGAGTTTTAAGAAATTAATATTTAATATGGATATATTTTCATCATACTTACAGTCAAAATTCTTACTGGAATATAACCAGTTTAATGATTTAAAATCAACCGGTAAAACTGCACTAACAGCTACCCCGACATTCGCAAAAGATTATAATATGTTTGTAGGCCCTAACGAAGTCGTTACACCTCAAGTATTAAATAGATGCACAAAGAAGGTAATAGATTATCAGGAATATCTATTATCTGTCTTACAAGGTCAGCTGACAAATCAAAAATATACAAGAACGGAAGTTAGGTATATAGCTACGTAAATTGAATAAATATTATTATGTCTAAATTTACCGGTCAAAATATAAGCGCTACATACACTAACATACTTAACATTGGAAGTGTTGATGGTTGCAACCAATGTCTAACTACAAGTAATAAATGCAGTGTAACAGATAGTTTCGGTATACCTAGTTCGATATGTATCGGAGGCTCTGGTACCGGTATTGATGTAAACGGGCCAATTAACGGTACTAGTTGTATTACGGTCGGTAGCGATGCTAATATTTGCGGTATTCTTACTAGCTGCTCAGCAACAGTAAACGGTTGCGCGACTATTACCGGTTCGAGTATTATTGGATCCGATAATAACTGCTATACTGTCTCGTGTGGTGACCTTTTTGTAGGTGGTACAACGAGTAGCAGATGCGTAACAATGGATGCAGCAACTGGTAATACTACAATTAAGGGTACACTGAATGTAGGGGCAGATGAGTCAGATACTTCAATAAACCTATTCGTAAAAGGTGTTACAACTGTTACCGGTGAGATAAGAAGCTGTGCTGATATAGTTGCATATTCTACATCTGATTGCAATCTTAAGAGTAATCTCAATAAAATCTGCAATACTCAAAGTATTATAAACGGTCTTTCTGGTTATTCATTCGATTGGAATGACAAATCAGATAAAGAAGGATCCGATCTAGGACTAATGGCTCAGGACGTTCAGAAGGTACTACCTTCTATTGTTAAAGAAAGGGATAATGGTTATCTAGCAGTAGATTACATTAAGCTTATTCCCGTTCTTATCGAAGAGGTCAAGCGTCTTAGCGCTGAGGTAGAAGAGTTAAAAAGTATTCAGACTTTTTAGTTACCTGAAAGGAAGAGGACATTAGTACCAATTATATCGCCAAGTAGATCGAAAGAATTGCTACCACCACCAGAATCATTCTTGACAATCTGAACTTTTCTATTACCCGTTGTAAGGTTAAATGTAACCACACGAGGGGAATTGGCGCTATTGTAGTTGGTATTACCGGTATATTCTAACGTACCATCTACGTATACATAAAAAGCATCATCATTAACATAATTATATAATGTAACTGTCGTATTAGCTAATACTTTAACGCTCATCGTATATAATAAAGAATTATTTGATGTGTAGGTTTTATTATTAGTACCTGTGGAAATAGTTCCTTTAGAATATTCACTGCTTTTTGATATAATATTTCCTGTAAATTGCGATGGGGTAGTGTAGTTATTAGCACCTGCTACTTCTAATGTATAAAACGCTGCTTTTTCATACGTGCTTTGCAGTGTACCGTCGTCAAACCTAATACTAGAAGCAGATACATTATCATTTAATGTAAGTATACCTGCCCCATCAAATTCGAAATCATCAGATACTTTTAATCCGATCTCAGAGCTAGATAAATCTATACTTGCTGTTTGACCGCCTGATGCATTAAGAGCGGATAATCCAGGACCGACATTCATATCAAACTGCTGAATATCGTCAGGCTTAGCTTTAATGATATATCGAGTTACCGCGTATGGTTGGATATTGTTATGGGCTTGGTTACTACCACATGTATTAATATAGTTTTGGTCATTAAGTGTTGAACATGCCGGGCCAATCGGAGAATCATGTACTTGCCCTGCTATATATTTTGCTGGACTAACTAGTGCATCTCTATACCCATAATCCGCGTCGATATTAAATGTATGACTATGACTAGGCATTTGATTAATGCAAAGCGTATGATTATACTTACCGGCGAGAGCACCTTGCGCAAATGCACAGCTATCAGTACCGTCGTTACCTGTACCAGCGCCTACAGCTACACGACCTTTAAGGTTAGGTAGGAAGTAATCGTCGCCTACATGGGTACCCCATATATCACCGAGCGCATCTCTTAAATCCGGGTAATCGGAACCTATAAAGGTGTTACCATTACACTCTAACCATTTATCATCAGGCACTGTACCTGTACCGGCCCATGGTACGACTGTACCGACAGGCATAATTTCCGCAAATACTAATGCAGTTGATTCGCCAGGTACAGCTTGATCCCAAGATAGATTACCTGCCCCGTCAGTCTTTAGAAATCGATCTGCCGTTTCGCTCTGAGGCCATGTATATGTCTGAGTGTTTAGTTTTGTTCTACCAGATTCAACGATTAAGCATCCATTTAAGCCATTGTTAATATTAACAGCGCCGTTACAAACAGTTAAGCATTTAACTGTAAACCCGCAATCGTTATTTAAAACTCTACTATCTACACTATTACTATCTAGTAAAGGGTTATTAATAGTGCATTCTCTAATTTGATTGCATGTTATTGTGTTGTTAGCTATTCTCGTGCAATCTACAGCTAATGGCTCAATCTTATCACATGTTACAGCGCTGTCTAAGATATTAGTTTCTTGGACTATATTTGGCGTTAGAAAATTTTCTAGTTTAATCTTCTTTGTAATACCTTCATCACCGGGATTCTCTCTATCATTAATGATAATATGATTAATATCATTATTACTCGTTATTTCATTTAATTCTGAGATCTTTATATCAGTTGCCATAATATTATTTATTATAAAGCTCTAATTAATACACCGTCTGGGTCAGTCTTCATTCTATTAACAGCACTTAACCCAATTAATCCAGACGGACCGTAGGCGTTAGATGTATAGGTATATATTTGATCTGTGAAATCAAACGCAGTGAAATTATTCACAACCCCGCTCGATGTCGATGAAACCATGGTTGTATTTGTATATAAAGTCGCTTCCGGCGGTAACTGATTACTCTGGTAGAATTGTATACTCGCAATATCCTTTGTAATTGCGCTAAATTCTGTACCTATTAAATTATTCTGCGCGAAAAGACCTGTAACAGTATTTTGTAATGTTTCGAACCCAGTATATACATCTAGATTGCTGGATAATAAGATAGAAGTAGTATTTTGTGTATATGTATATCGTAAATCATGGCCAGATATACCAAATGCTACTGTATATATATTACCGCTCTTACCCTGTATGGTAAACCCAGAACCTGATAAAGCTGAAAGGCCATTAGTTGTAATGTCGTTTTCTAATGTAATCTCCGTACTATATAAATACGTATCGCTTAAGTTAATTACCTCCGGATCAGTATTTAAATATATATTATCATCAAAGATTACCGGGTCATCAATCTCTAAAAAAGCGCATGGATATATGATATTTTCATCAGACTCTAAATTAAAAAATGGGGTATTATCACCTGATAAAGTAAACAATTGTGTATTAATAATCTCTAGATTTTTCTCAATCATATTTGCTGGTGATTGCTTGAATACTATCTTATGTTCTGTTGTTAGTGGAGCTGCACCGTTAACAGACATATATTTGATAGTTGCAACAGCGGTTAACTCGGATGCAGCGGTTGTAGTCTGGTAATAGGTATGTTCTACAGCGCTTACCGGTAATTCTACAGGAAGACCATTAGAGAATACCGGTGAGATGCTTTCAACTGTTGAAGAGTCACCGTAATTAAAGGTAAACGAATATATACCAACATTACCTAGATCTATATTATCTATATCGAAACATACATCTGTAGGTCCTTGAATAGCATATAAATACGATATTACATTATCTACATTTGGTACATCGTTTGATAATGTAACTGTTAAACTATGTCTAGAAGTTAAATGTGCCATTTTGTGTTATTTGTGTTGGTGTTGAATCGAGCGACTGAGTAGTAAAGTTATCTACAAGTTCATTATACCTATAAAAATTACTTGTTAGATTATCATTACCGGGACTTATAACAAAGTTTTTTGATATTGTTAATTTATTACCTTTTATTGTAAAAACAAGTACATGGTAAAAATCTGTATTATTAAGATCAGCAAAATCCGTTAATAAAAAGAATTTATCTTGCTTTTTATTATACGATAGTCTCATATCTCTAACCTGGGTAATATTTGTACCAACATCGAAAGTAAAGTTTTCGGCAAAATAACTTCTATTTGTTGTATTGTCGCTGATTATATTAATCTCATTTTGTGTATCCAGCTCGTATTTAAAAATAGAGAAGTAAAATATACGAGAGTTGATCGGTGATGTTGTTAAATCACTTTCTATTTTGATATTATAAACATCCCTGTCAATTCTTACACTATTACTGATATTGGAGATTTGAGTATTGTTCTGAGATGTAGCTATAGCAGGGTTAACCTCTTTTACACGCGATACAAACATCTTAGAGTCAAATGTACCATCCTCGTTATAAATGATATTATCGATAATGAGGTAGTTTAAGGTACGGATGTAAAATGTATTCCTATATATATCTACCCCAGTAATAGAGTTTTGTAACTCGTTGTAGATTGCAGGGCTGTATACATATTTACTAAATACATTTTTAAGAGCGACCGCTATAGGCTGATACTCATCCTTTAAAGTATTATATACGTATATAGGTTTAACGAGTCTTTTCTTGGTGTCTATAGTTTGCCGATCATCTGCAGTTAATGAAATATATTCTGTCGGTGCTATACCAAGAGGAGTTTCGATTGGCGTAAATCCTTCGAGATTTTTATTTGCGATTGTCGTTGGATTGTATGTATAGAATATATTACCGTATATATCGCCTACTTCAGCAAATATATCGCCTTGTATGTCACTAGCTTGCAATCCAGCTGACCACCCTTCGTTAGTCTGGGCAAAATTATTCTGCTCTAGCGATGAATAACTGTAGAAATTTTGACTATCATTATCGCTTTTTACGAGAGATTTACCGAAAGATGATGAATTATTTTTAAATTCAGAATTTTTTAAAACAAAGATAAATGGTGACTCTCTAGCAGATTCACCTACACCGGATATTTTACCATACCGCGACGGGTCCGGAAACATATAAACCTTATCAGCTTCTATGGATCTTTTATCCAATACCGGGTCGAAAGCAGCGTCAATTTTAAGTATACCGTGATTTGTAGGTTTGAAGAATAGCCCAACTTCACGTTCAGTCTTATAATCATTACCGGGTACTTGTATAGTTGATGGGTTATTTATATTAAGCAGATTTCGATACGGATATTGTGCATCAAACATCTTACCGGATAAGATCTCATTAGAAGAATTAGAGGATATATAATACATATCCGTACCCATAAACTTCTGAACTAGCTCCGCTTGCAGTATATACTTTAAATTTGACTTACCGGAATTATTATAATCTTGAAAATACGTTTCTGGTAGAGTTGATATATCGGTATTATTAAAATCTACTAATAAGCCGGGTATTTCCTGTAGAACAATACCTTGCGTATTTATAATGTCTTTAATCGCTTGTTCTGTATCATAAAAGAAATCACCGCTAATTATATTTGTATTTGATGTATGGTACTCGAACCGGTCACCAGAAATCGTATCATAAAAGGTTGGAGCCTTACCAGGATCTAAATCATAGTAATCATTAAAAGTATCATATATAGGCTCCACTTCAATAGATAAACTATCAATGAATTCTCCTATATTATCTGGAATTTCTAATTCTGTTAATGCGTCATCCCCGCTATACAAATCAAGTAACTCATTCTTTATAGAGTCAATTAACCCTGTATCAGAGCCTTTCGTTTTGATAAGTGCAAGATCCTTATTTATCTGCTTTCTCTTTGTACTAAAATATTGAGATATCTCTTTAATTTTCCTCGCAAAAAATGGGATCGCAATTGAGAGCTGCTCTTCATCCTGCAAATTAATATTATCTAGATATCTCTTCTCTTCGGATGATGAATATAAAAGTTTAACTTCGCTAAGAAATGCAGTAAACTGCGTTTTTATATCTGCATTAATTTCGGTTAAATTAACATTTGCGACACCCTGCCACCGGCGAAGGTAAATATCGTATTTACTAAGATCGTTGATCGATCTAGACATATTCCCACTATAATTCAAAAATTCAATTAACGAGAATGGTGCTCGCGCATCGAGCTTTTCGTCTCCTAGCGTATTAGTTATACTATTGTATACTAAAGTATCTGATACAATCTCACCCATATAAAATATTTAATCAATGCGTTCAAGACCTGAAATGAGGCCGCAATTAGTGTATAAATTATATTGCAATAAATTTTCAGCAACACCATCCTTTTCCATAATTTCATCATAGGATGTTATTGTCTGTAAATATGTACAGTTCGAATTAGTATAATCAATAAAATCCTCTATTAAAGTACCATCGATAGTGTTGTCATAGTCGTAGAATTCATAGTAATCTTGTATATCAATGCCTGTGGTATCTATCGGTACAACTAGTCCCCAGCCCCACGTATCATTATAACTCGATAATGCGTATGTACTCGATGTTCTATAATCAACTTCAATGGCACTAAGCAGATTGGTATTAACTAACGTATAATTTTCGCTAAACTTCTCAAACGCTAATATATACTTCGATTGATCTCCGGTATGTAAAATAGTTGTGTTGACTGGAAGGACATCTCCTTTATTTTTACCAAATACAGTTTTTGATGTAAATCCTTTATCATCAAAATTTCCCTGGAACTGATTTTTCTTAAGTGTCTGCTTAGATGGACTGACAGATAGTATATCAACTAATCTCGTCAAGCTAGGCGGAAACTGTTGATTATAATCTTCAAAATTTATATTTAACTCTCTAAACATTGAAATTAGAGCTTTTAAATTACAGTAATCAGGATCAGCGTTATTTTGAACAAAATTAGCTGTCTTTTCGAACGTCTTTATACCTAATGTTTCGACTGAGCTATCTCGCGTACCAACTGATTGACCGAGTAGATTGTCAAAGAACATTGGTTTATTTAGTATCGCGTCTTGGTATATTAGATCTTTATAATTTTGAGATTGATCATTATTTTCATTCACCTTTCTAACATCATATATACCAGTATTAGCGTTGATATCAAATGGAGTTGAGAAAGCTGTTAGGGTTTGGCCTTGCGTAGTTGATTCGTATATAAGTCGAATTCTAAGATCGCTGCCGGTTAAAGTACTTGTAAGATAGCCTTTAAAGAACCCACCATCATTCCCTGTTAGGCTCTTAAAGTTGCTACTAAATTTTGCATATGACTCGTCAATGGTACCGCTGTTTGGGGTATTATATGCGCTTATAAGCGAAAGAGTCAGGTCTCCTTCATTAATAATAAGGGAATTATTATCCGTGTTAAATATGCGTATTGTATCATTGCTATTATGCGTAATAAGTAAATCTATCGTACTCTCTATTAACGGCTCTCTTTTAAGTGGTATAATTCCGTCTTTAAATCGAGCTATAAAGAATATTTTTTGATTAGTAAAATTAATTTTCGGTATATTAAACGTCTCAATAAAATCACCGAAACCATCAACGCCGTTAGATGTGAAGTTAATGGTAGGTATTAATGACGTTACATCACGCGCGCTGATTGCAAAATGTATAGTAGCCGGTACATCATTAAGAATAGCAAAATCGCTCTCATTATTATAGTTAATAAATCTCGACTCCGGATCTTGAAACTGCTGAGTATCAAATGACGCAAATAGAATTGTATTATGGCCTGCCATATGATTATTTATTAACCAGCTCTAATCTTCGTAATAATAAACTTCAGCAGTTCCGGATGTACCTATAAATATTGTACCGGGTGCCGGGAAGCTAAAGAATTCTAAACCTGCCTTAGGATCTAACCGGCGACGTCTTGCGTATATAAAAGTATTATCTGTCTGTATAGATGTCATGACCTCAAAACCGTTTGAGGTAGCAGAGGCAAATGTAGAAAATGTATTTAGATGAACGTTAGGATCACTGTTGTAGCTTTCTTGCGTTTTAAATTCACTTTTATTACCTGATACGGATAAATTTATTGTATACCCACCTTTAGCAGACACTGATGCGTACGAATGGTATGAGTTGAACCTTGTTATAATGATAGGATTTTCAAATGTCGACTCGTAGGCAGATCCAGTATGCTTATATGTCATATATAACGAATCTTCAACAGCATTCACAACGCGTATAACAGGTTGATCAACGGATTTATAAAAATTAGTGGCGCTGTCGACAGCGACAAGCGTTATTTTATAATCACCTGGTGTAGAGTAAAAGTGTTGAGCGGTTAAATCATCGCTTATTGTACCGTCTCCTAAATCAAGAAAGTATCTATAGTCATCCGCAATATTAGTTGTACATAGACCCTGACTATAGGTAAATTCCGGGTATATAAATAATTTATCTATAGGACACGCATAAGCTGATAATACCTGACCTGGATCGAATGTAAAATTTGAGTTCTTTATCGTAATAGGAACTACTATTGGCGGTAGAGAGTCATAACTTCTATCAAAATTGTAACTAGGCGATGTTGGGATTGTTAATGCCATTATGATTCAACAGTTTCAATTAATATTCTATCAGCTAATGTACCATTATATAGAAACGGATATTTAAAGAACGGTAATGTGATATTTGATGAAGTTGATATAATATCTACATCGCTATATATAGCGTTAAATGAGTATAAGTTTAAAAACGGCACTTCTCTAACAATCTCTCCTAGACTATTAACCCGTCTAGTTAATATACTCTGCACCCCTGGTATATTTAGTATCTGAGCTGTAATGTCACTATTATTAATAGTTTGTCCTAAGTTTGCTTCTCCAGTTTTAAACGCGTTTTGAAAAATAATATTTACATTCTCTTGAATTTTAGTTGCACTAAATCGTTCATTTAACACGCGTCGAATGACTAAAAAACTCTGATCAATATCCGCTACACTAGCTGCACTGGTACTATCTTCAAGTCCGACAGTAATGCCATTGTATATTGGATCGTGAGGTACGATCTCCATATTTGCCATTTTACTACTGCTCATAGAATTTATTATCTCGGATTTTTGCGAGCTAGTTAAAAAGAAAGGCCGGTTATCGCTGCTTACTGTCTTTAATTTAGGTACGAGAAATACATGTACAGTATTTAGCTGGGATGTACTCGCAAACTTAACTTGATTAAAAAGGAATCGCGGATCGTCATTAGGTCGATCGAGCCCTAAACTATAGTAATATTTTATAACATTATCAATATATGATGTATTATTAACTGATCGAGAACTAGATACTATATTCGAATAATTCTTATCGATAAAGGTATCGATATCTCCTATTGTGACTAATCGGTTCTGTGCAAAGAAAGTCTTCGGTGAATTGGTTTTAATTTGATCGACAGTTTCGATCTCCATTGGAGCAGTTGAAGCATAATCATTTACAAACGATATATTTGTCGCAATACTAGGTGTCAAAAATACAGTACCAGTCTCGTATATATTATTCGATATTTTTTCAAACTGATTACTTGTAAAAATATTAATATTATTACCATCCAAAGCGCCGGCAGCTATTACTCCTTTTGTACCATCACTTTGTAAATAGTATATAAATATTTTATCACCAGCTCCTAGCTTAACACCGTTAATATTATTTCCGAATTTTAATTCATAAAATCCATTTTCATTTAATCTTTTTTCATAAGCATATGATGAACTATTTTGCGTGAAGATAGAATCAACCTCAATAAATTCGATATATTTATTATCCTCAAATCTCTGCACAAAAACATTAATACTGCTATCCTCTATATTAATAGGAGTTTTATTTACATTATCCTTAACAATAAGAGATACAGTCTCGAAATCTTCTCCGATAGCTATCTGCGCAGGGTGCTCGAAGTACTTACCTTGATATAATAAATTCTGCTCAGTTAACGTAGTTAATACCTCGTTTACGTCATTTGTCTTACTAAAAGTAGCGTCTTTTATGAACGAGAAATTGACACCATTTACTGTGAAAAAGGAAAATCTTTTTATTGTATATATATTAACCGGTAACAATTCACCGGCCGTAGCATTAAATGATAGTACTGATGTCTTATAGCCAGTAGGATTATAACCTATAAGTTTTGTTACTCTGTTAATATTTTCAAAGAGAGTAGCTTCATCGAATAATGTCTCTGACGCTGTTTGGTTAAGATAGAATAACGATAAATGGTATGAGAAAGCAATAATATCTATAATAGATGAAATATTACTACCCTCAAAATCTTGATCTGTAAAAACACCGCCTTGAGTCAATCTCTGCTTTATAAGCTTCTTTAAGGTTAGTGCATCGAAAGTAGCATATGCATCTCTCGGTAGAGTAAAATCTGTATCAGCGAAAGCCATATTAATATTTATACGTAAAATCCTGAGCTGCTAAGCTTACCTTTAAGATTTAACTCCTGATTATTAAAACGAGGGATAGTATATACAAAATCGCATATATACTCCTGCTGATCGATGACGGGAGTTAAGGTAAGACCTAAAAGTTTTATCCTCGGTTCAAATTTCTCAATATTAGATATAATAGTATTACCGATGACACCTGCACGTTCTTCTGTCACTGGTAAAAAAAGCAAATCACCGAAATTTATACCAAATAGTGGATTTAATATTTTCTCGCCAGGGCTTGTAGTTAACAGACTAACAAAAGCATTACTAATTGCGTCTAAATTAACGTCTGAAACAATATCTCTAACTTGATATGTCTTCTCTAATTCATTTCGGAGTGGAAATTTTTGTTTAACATCTAAATGTAAGTCTGTATAAATAGCTTCCTCGTTGCCCTTTGCGGTATTTTGCTGCTTTAAAATATCTAGATTAAGAGTTGCCATTATAATAATATTTAAGCTATAGAATAATGTACTGAGTCTAATAAATAATAATATGTCACATAAGTTTTTAAATTTAATCGAAAGTACTATTCAAAAAATGACTAACGGCGGTGTTCTCGTGGGAGATAGAGTGTCATTAATAGACGGCTATAAAAGTAAGGAATGCTTTAAGAGCTTACCTGACAGCGTTAAAGAGTACATCACTAGTCTATTCACTGATAATGACCTTAATAAGAAGGTTATCAATATTAAGACAGAAATGCCTTCAAGAGCTCCTGGAAATGAAGATAATCGTGGATCATCGTATTTTGCTGATGTAGCGGTAGAGTTAGCAAACGGACTTTATGACAATAAGAATGCTGTGACAGTACCGGTTAGTATTCTTCAAGTACATGATGACGGTATTAATAGATCACCTGTACCGGATTCTCAGAGATATGATAATAAAGTACAGATCGATCCAGTCGAGGTAGATGAAGAAGATGAAAACGAACAACAAACTATGACACAACAAGGTGATAGCCTTAAGAAGTCAGAGCGTTCGAACGCTAGAAAGAATACTAAGATTCCTTCGAAGCCTGCTACACCATCTCCAGCAGTTAACGAGAATTATACTGCACAGTATATGCCAATTAACGGATAATTTTATGAAAAACCAAGACACACAACTATTAGAAGAAGCTTATACACAAGTACAGGAGGGTTTTGGTGATTTCGCAAAAGGCGCTGCTAAAATGACAGGTAAGGCTACTGCAAAAACAGGGCTTGCAGCTACTGGTGCTATAGCAAAAGGTGCTGGAATTGGCTTGGATGGTTTGATGAAAGCTTTAAACTACCTTACATCAGAACAGCTTCAGAAACTCGGACAAGCAGCTTTAGATAAAGCCGGTAAGATGAAAATTAGCGATGAGGAAAGCTGCTAGTGAAGACGTTTGCTGAGTTTCACAATGAAAGAGTCTTAAATGAAGCGGTACCTTTAGCTTTACCAGCTATCCCGTATATTGTAGGTGGAGCAAAAGTACTGTCAGATATCGCAGTTTCGTTAGTGGTCGCAAAATTAGGTCATGATGCATTAACATCCGATTCGGTATCGAATGCGGTTGATGCTATTTCAAATGGCGGTGTATCTGTCGAACCATTAACACAAGCCTCGCCAGATGTAGTTGTTGATGCTATAGCACCTCACATTACTGCTGAAGGTGCTGTTGCCGCTACAGCGGAGTCGTCATCCGCCATAGGTAGTATGTTAAATATACCAAGCCAAGCTGTGCAATCTATCTTAACATATGCAGCTGGTATGGGGCTATCAACATTAGATGTCTGTTTAATATTCGGCGCCGGTACTGCAATTGCAGCAGGTGGTGGTTATATGTTTTATAAAAACAATGGACCGAAGAAATTTAAAAAATTACTTAAAACCGCTATTGAGAAACTCTTTAAACTATTGAAGTTAGCCGGGAGAGTTGCATTACACTCTTTTATGTTTTTAGGTAAAACTGCCGCAGCAGCTATATCAGCTGTGTGGGGATGGGTATCCGGTTTGATTGGAGCAGGCTTAATGGCTATAGTTAAAAAGGTATTTAAAAGGAAGAAAGACGGTGACATTGATTCTGAATCAAACGATGATTCTAAATCTTCTCAAGATTAACCCAGCAAGCAAAAGCATTAATCTCTTTATCTAATACAAATACGTCTTTATACATGTGATCTGAAATAGTCACTATATATTGACGTTTTTTATTGTCATCTAAACTAGAATCATATACATAATTTAGATATTGTTTCATAAGATTGTGATAATCGCCTTGAAACTCGTTTTCATTCTCAATTAGATATTTACGTAGTTTTAGAACTTCGTTAGATGTAACGTGTTTATGAATCACATTGATGATATCTTTATTATCAACACTATGATCAACAGTAAAAATATTACTAATAGTTGACTTTTGAACGTTGTTGATAATCTTACGAATATCCGGGTAGCTCTGCTTGATAACATTAACAAAGTTAGCTTTTTGATCAGCTTCAATCTTAATACCCTCTTGTTTAACAATATCTACAACACGCTTCACAACATCGTCAAACGGCGGGTTGAGATCGAAGAATTGAGTTCTACTTTGAATAGCTGGTATAATCTTATGCTTATAGTTTGCAGTAAGAATAAATCGAGTACCGCTACTATATTCTTCCATAGTATTACGCAATGCTCTCTGACCATCTAAGGTTATTCCATCAGACTCATCTAAGATTACTACCTTTACTTTACCGTCGAGAGACTTAGTCTGAGCAAAGCCAACAACCTTAGATCTAATGGTATCAATACCATTTTCATCTGATGCATTAATATAAAGATATTGGCACTCTAGTACATCATTAACAAGAATTCTAGCTAGAGTCGTTTTACCTAAACCTGGAGTACCGACAAAGAGTAGATTCGGTATCTCATCAGTAATAGATTCAAAATACTTTCTATTACTATCAGATAATACCAAATCTGATAATGTTTGCGGTCTATACTTTTCTACGAATAGATTATTAA